GACCCGTTCCAGTCAGTATAAGAAACTGAACGTGCTTTCTATCAAAGAAGGGGAACTGATCCGCTTTGATCCTTTGAATGAGGAGATCGAAGTGAACCTGATCCAGGATGATGAGCAGAGAGAAGCAGCGCCCACGATCGGCTACTATGCAATGTTTGAGTACACCAATGGCTTCCGGAAAGCAATGTACTGGAGCAGGGCAAAAATGGAAGCTCATGCCAAGAAGTACAGTCCTGGTTATAAACGCGACCTGGAAAAAGGGACAAGCTGGACTTTCTGGGCCAAGGATTTTGATGCTATGGCCTATAAGACTATGCTCCGACAGCTGATCAGTAAGTGGGGCATCATGAGCATTGACCTTCAGGACGCCATTGACTCTGATATGGCAGTGATCCGTGAGGACGGAAGCCGGGATTATGTGGAGACTGTACAGCCGGATGCAGTAGAAGAGGCAGCAGTACCACAGGAAGAGAGTGCTGCAGTCCAGGAAGATGATGCTGCGCAGGAAACGAACGATGCAGCGGCAGATTTTTTCAGCTAAATAGGTGAAATGAAAGGAGGTGATTAAGGCATGGCGATAACATTTGACAGCATTGGCAATGGCGGGCTGCAGGAGAAGTTCAACATGGCCCTGAGACAGATCGGAAGGAACATCCTGGATCCGAACATGGATCCGGAAGCTGCCAGGGAAATGACGATCAATATCAAGTTCAAACCGGCCGGGCGTGGGAACCTGAAGGTAGAGTATAACGTGAAGCCGAAACTGGCCGGATTTAAGAAAGCGGAGACCATGTTCCTGGTGGGACAGGATTCCAGTACGGGCCGTATTGATATGTCAGAGCCGGGGAGCAGGCTCCCACAGGTCAATCCGGTACAGGAGATCCCTGCAGCTGCTTATGAAGAGGTCAGCCCCGGCAGAAGGGCGGATCCGGAGACGGGTGAGATCTTTGAAGAACGCAGGACCGGGCCGATTGACTTAAGGAGGCAGCAGGCATGAGGAAGGAAGAAAGCTGTGGAACCTGTAAGTATTACTCACCAGTTGATGAAGATGCGTTTTTATGCAACTGTGAGGAGTCAGAGTATTACTGGGATTATGTAACGAATGAAGATTACTGTGGTTGTCATGACCAAAGAAATAAATAAGTAAAAGGAGAGAAAATCAATGTTAGAAGGTTTAAAAGATGCCCTGGAGCATGTGGAAGATCTTGCCAGGGAAAATGAGAAAACAGAAGTGGTGGAGATCTGCGGCCATACATATGCCAACAAGGCACTGAGAAGATATGATACCGCCAATTACGCAGAGCCTGTAAAGGCCACGACCCTTTCAGCACTGGCAGATTACATTGTAAACTGCAGGGAAGAGTTTACGGAAGGCAGAAGGATGATCGTCCATGTGGTAAGCCCTACAAAGGTCAGGCTGATGTCTGCCCTGGATGGGGAACGTAAGAGAGAGGTCCTGTTTGAAACAGACGCCCAGGTTTCCGGCTTCCACTTTGACCAGTGGTACAACCAGGAAAGCTTTATGATCAGTCTGCAGGCCAACTTCGCAAAAACGGCGGACCTGGATGCGGTGCTCCTGCTTGCCGGAAATATCGAGAGAAAGAATGAACAGACCTTTTCCGATGACGGTTGTACCCAGGTGGCAACCATGACTGTGGGTGTGGCAGCCAAGGCAGATGCGATCGTACCAAACCCGGTCCAGTTAAGACCTTACCGTACCTTCCAGGAAGTAGAACAGCCAGTCAGCCAGTTTGTATTCCGCATCGGAGACAGAGGAACACCGGAATTCAAGCTGGTGGAAGCAGAGGGCGGCATCTGGAAGACAGAAGCAGTAAGGAAGATCAAGGATTATCTGGAATTAGTCCTGTCAGAACAGGATATGGCTCTTAGAAACCGTATTACTATCATCGGATAATCTATTGTATTTGGAAAAGCTTGTTTTACCACCGTAAAGGTCAGGATCATATGTCACGGTATTAAATGACCAGAGGTGTTGTACCTGAAGGGGCGGAGCATGAACCCAATTCTCTGACCGCCGCCCCTTTTAAAAGAAAGATGAGGATCGTTATGGGAAAGTCACAGCGGGAAAAAGGAAAACGCGGGGAACGGGAACTGGCCGGAAGGTTAAGGGACCACGGCTATGACTGCCGCAGAGGGCAGCAGTTCTGCGGTGCCAGCGGTGATGCGGATGTGACCGGTCTCCCAGGCATCCATATAGAATGTAAGAGGGTGGAACGGCTGAATCTTCAGGAAGCCATGGAACAGTCCAAAAGGGACGCCAGGACCGGAGAGATGCCGACTGTGTTCCACCGCAGGGACCGGTCAGAATGGCTGGTCACCATGAGATTAGAAGACTGGATCCAGCTCTTCAAAGAGTGGGAGGCTGGACAGCAGATAACGGAAGGAAAGGAAAATGCCAAGACAGCAGAAGCCAGGTCTTAGTTACTTTCCTCTTGATGTCGATTTTTTCACGGATAATAAGATCCGGATCCTGCGTGCAAGGTTTGGCAATAACGGGATCGCGGTATATATCTATTTACTCTGCGAGATCTACAAAAAAGGCTACTACATGGAATGGAACGATGATTTTAAGTTCATCCTGGCAGCGGACCTGAATCTCTCAGATGGGTTCATAGAGCAGGTGCTGACATTCTTGCTTGAACGGTCACTACTGGACAGCACACTTTTCAAGTCGGACACTATCCTCACCTCACCCGGAATACAGAGACGGTATCAGCTGGCGGTTAAGGAACGCGCCAAAAAGACACCGGTGGTAATAAAGGGTTTCTGGCTTTTGGAAGCGGATGAAACGGAACCCTTTATTAAAGTGAACCCTTCTTTTCATTCTTCCCGGAAAAATGAGGATTCTTCCCGGAAGAATAACGATACTTCCCGGAAAAATGACATAAAGAAAAGTAAAGAAAAGAAAAGTAAAGAAAAAGAAATAAAAGTAAATAAAGAGAGTGGCGTTGCAGCAGGAGCAGCAACCATGTTTTCACCGGATTCTTTTGAGATGCTCTGTGTCAATACCCTGATCCATTCCTGTCTGGAAGGATTCCCGGGAGCCAGGGTCCCGGCAACGGATGAAGAAAGATCCCAGTGGTGTGTCCACATTGAACGGATGCTCCGCATTGACCACCGGACAGAGGAGCAGATTCGCACCGCATTGGAGTATGCAGTCACAAACCAGTTCTGGAAGGCAAACATCCGGAGCACAAAGAAGTTCCGGGAAAAGTTTGAAACTCTTTATATGCAGTCGCAGTCAGGAAGGACAGCGGCAAGGGCAACCGATGATAAGGCAGAACGGCTCAGGAGGTGGGCAGAGAATGGATAAGAGGGAGTTTGCAGCACTGGCAGCTGCCATGGAAGAGTATTATGGCAGGAACCAGATCACAAAGAGTGCGGCATCCATGGATATCTGGTACGAACTGATCGGGGATATCCCCTATGAGCAGTGCAAGAACGCAGTAAGGCAGTTGATGGCTACAAATAATTTCTTTCCTTCTGCTGCTGAGATCAGAAAGTTATGCGCCCAGATAGAACATCCGGAAGCCTTAAGCACAGATGATGCCTGGGGAATGGTCCTGAAGGCGGTACGGACTTATGGGTACATGCAGGAAACAGCAGCCTTGGAAAGTTTGCCAGAACCATGCAGAACTGTGGTAAAAAACATTGGCTGGCAGAATATCTGCAGGAGCGAGAACATCATGGCAGAGCGTGCATTCTTCCGTGATTCCTATGGTCCTAAGCTCCAGGAGATGAAGCGTGTAGGAATGCTTCCACCAGGGATCCGGCAGGAAAACAGACAGAGATTGGATGATCAGATCAGAATGGCGGCAGGAAGGCTGCAGTTAGGCGGTGGTACAGATGGAGAAGATGGAAGAAATGCAGGCGGCGGAGCTGGCAAGGCATAGAGTTGACCAGGGAGCCGGCGGCTATTATGCAAAGATCATGGACAAGGACCAGATCATAGCCAGGAGAGCCTATATGAGGAGTATCCTTCGCGTGAGTTTCTTCTGGTGTACGATGAGCAATGCGCAGCTGGACAACATGAGGCTGTGCAAGGCAGGAGATGATTTTATCGTGGAAGATACGGATAACCGGGAGTTCATCCTGCGGATCGACCGCAGATAGGAAGGGGGAAAGGGAAATGGAAGAGAATGTAACGGCTCTGGAAACTCCGGAAGTGATAAAACATACAGGCGCGGAGTGGTACCGGGATGTATCCCTGGAAGATGCAGAGGTATTTATCCGGTCCAACCTGCAGTCAGCTGTACGCAGTGTGATCGCAACGGGATTTTACCTGAAGCATATCAGGGACAATGAACTGTATCTGGAAGCAGGATATAAGAACATCAATGAGTATGCCATGGACAGGTTTGGTCTCAGTGCCTCTGCCACATCCAGATACATCACCAGGAACACAAGGTTTTCCAGGGGCGGGAACAGTCCGCTCATAGATGATAGGTTTAAGGACTTCAGCAAGAGCCAGCTGCAGGAGATGCTTGGCATGAGTGATGAGCAGCTGGAGCAGGTAACACCGGCTATGACGGTCCGGGAGATCCGGAGCATGGCAAGACCGAAGGAAATACCTTACATAGAGATACCGGGGCAGACAGAGTTAAAAGATATCCCTGGTGTTATGCCGGAAGAGAGGGCGGAAGGCTTTGAAGCATCAACAGCGGAGCTGTTTGGTGTGGAAGATGATGAGACAGCAG